TTCAGGTCTGGAGCTTCGTATGTTGGCTCACTATATGAAGGATGAAGATTATGTCAGAACTGTCTGTGAGGGATCATCTAAAGATGGAACGGATGTTCATACAGTTAACCAAAGAGCAGCAGGACTCGCTTCTAGAGACAATGCAAAAACTTTTATCTACGCCTTCCTATATGGAGCAGGAGATGCAAAGATTGGTAGCATTGTGGGAGGCAGTGCAAGAGACGGGACAAAGCTCAAAGCTAAGTTCCTTGCTCAAACCCCTGCCCTCGCAAAGCTCCTCGAAAGAGTCAGCAAGCAAGCCGCCAAAGGGTGGGTTCCCGGACTTGATGGGAGGCGTATTTGGGTTCGATCCGAGCATGCGGCTCTCAATTCGCTCCTCCAAGGTGCAGGCGCTGTAGTGATGAAGAAGGCTTTGGTCTTGGCTTGTGATAGACTTAAGAAAGAAAACGTGTGGTTTAAGTTAGTGGCTTCGGTACATGACGAGTATCAGTTTGAAACACGCCCAGAACTTGCAGATACTCTTGGAAACATCGTAAAAGAGAGTATTATTGAAGCAGGTAAACAATTTAACTTAAGGTGTCCTTTAGATGGAGAATACAAAACAGGAAAAAGCTGGAGACGCACCCACTAGAAAGTGTATCAAGTGTGGACTATGTTCTGAAGATTTAACTTTATTTGCACAGAGTAAGCAAGCTAAATACGGAAGACGTAATATGTGTTACACTTGTGCTTACAAAAAGAATAAAGACAACCCTAAAATGAAGGACTGGAAAACAGACCATCAAACAAAGAAAAGGTATGGGATTGATGCTGTAACGTACAAACAACGAATGACTACTAGTAATTGTTGTGAAATATGCGGGAAGACTCAAGAACTATGTTATGATCACTGCCACGATACTATGCAATTTAGAGGAGTACTATGCAGAGGCTGTAACAGGTCTTTAGGACAGCTTGGAGACAATGTTAAAGGAATACAAAAAGTACTTGAGTACTTGATGAAACCCATTGACATTGCTGAAAAGTGATGTACAATATTAGGTAAGAAGCGAGTGTATCCCAATCGGCAGAGGAAGAGGATTTAAAATCCTTACAGTGTGGATTCGAATTCCACCACTCGCACCAAACATGACAGATCGGAAAGACGGTCACTTTCATAACATTTAAAGGAAATTCAAATGGATAACAAACCAGTCAAGATCGCAGGCCAGTTGTTTTGGAGCAATTGGATGAAAGAGTTCAATACTAAATTTAACAGCGAGAATGAAAAGTACGAATGTACACTGGGCATGCTCTCTGACAAGGCTTGTGAGGCTCTGAAGGAACAAGGTATTGTGATCAAGAACAAAGACACAATGGGTAACTACATTGTTGGTAAGTCTAAGTTCCTGTTCGAGCCTGTGGACGCTGAAGGTAATGCAGTTGCTATCGAGAAGATCGGTAACGGCACTAAGGTGACTGCTTTGGTTGGTAGCTATCGCCACAAGATGAGTGCCAAGTTTGGCTCTGCTCCTAGCATCAGTAAGTTGATCGTTACTGACTTGGTTGTCTACGGTGAAGATGCCGAAGGTGACGATGACGACATCCTGTAACAAGGAACCTAAGATTGCATTGGTTGATGCTGACTTTTTAGTCTACCGTATTGGCTTCAGTACGGAAGATGAACCAGTCGGCATCGCTAAGGCACGATTAACGGAGTGGTTAGAAGACTTTATCTATGTGAATCTCAAGGCTGACGAATACACAGCTTGGATTACAGGTAAGACTAACTACCGTTATGACATTGCCAAGACAGTGCCCTACAAAGGCAACCGTAAGGATGTTCAACGACCTAAGCACTACGAAGCCCTACGGGAGCATCTAGTCAAGCGTCATGGAGCTATCCTTACAGTTGGTGAGGAAGCTGACGATACCGTAGCCATTGCGTCCACGAAGCTGTTAGATCAGTGCTGGATTGTTCATGTGGATAAGGATCTCGATCAGCTTCAAGGATGGCACTACAACCCTGTCAAAGATGAGAGATACTATGTCGATGAGTTCACAGCGTATAAGTCGTTTGCAACGCAACTTCTCACTGGAGATAGGATTGACAATATCCCGTGCTTGGCAGGCATTGGCCCGAAGAAGGCAGCTAAAGCTCTCCAAGACGCAAAGACGAAAGAAGAACTCTTACGTTGTGCGTGGGAAAAGTATCAAGAACTGGGGCATACGCTGGAGTATTTTACTGAACAAGCCAGATTGCTCTGGTTAAGACGACATGAAGGAGAACTATGGCAACCGGACGTAAAATTACTGCCAAGCAAGTTGCAACTAAGTACGGATTCCGCAGCGGACTTGAAGAGCGAGTAGCGGAACAACTGGATCAGTTAGGTGTGTCTTATACGTATGAGAAGGTTAAGTTGAAGTACATTCGACCTGCTTCTGAACATATCTATACGCCTGACTTTGTGCTTGCCAGTGGCATCATCGTTGAGACTAAGGGGAGATTCCTCTTAGCTGATCGTATGAAGCACCTGATGGTCAAGAAACATAATCCAGAGTTAGACATTAGGTTTGTATTCAGTAATTCCAATGCACGTATCAGCAAAGCGTCTAAGACAACGTATGCTATGTGGTGTAGGAAGCACGGATACAAGTTTGCTGATAAGACAATTCCTCAGGAGTGGTTAGATGAAAGCTGAAGTTTATAACCGAGAAATACATTATGATTTCACCACTGAAGAAGTGGAGTTCCTGAAGTCTTTAGGCTTATGGGAGAACATCCGAGAGAAACTGCGAGAGCACGAACGGGTGACAGTTGAAGGATACGAAAGGTTTGATGGTGAGTAATGTAAATTTGGTATGCTATTCCGTACCTGCTCCGGGACTGGTTGAGAAGGGCATTAAAGACGCTCAAGACCTCTTAGCGTTCATGGCTCGTGTCTCTAATCCAGACAACCAATATGCAACGGAGTCAGGCCCGAAGCTACTGAAGTACTTGATCAACAACAAGCACTGGTCGCCTCTGGAGATGGTACACTTGTCACTGGAGATCAAGACTACTCGCGACATTGCACGACAGATTCTGCGACACCGTAGCTTCAGCTTCCAAGAGTTCTCTCAGCGATATGCTGCTGTACAAGGTTTTGAGTTGTCTGAGGTTCGCCTACAGGATACCAAGAACCGACAGAACAGCCTTGAAGTGGGTGACTCTAGTCTACATAACTGGTGGTTCCAAGCACAGAAAAGGGTTCGTGATGACGCTGAGTTGGTTTATAACATGGCTCTTGCCAAAGGGGTTGCCAAAGAGCAAGCACGAAAGCTACTGCCTGAAGGATTGACCATGAGTAGGATGTACATGGCAGGTAATCTGCGTAGTTGGCTTCACTATGTGGATATTCGCTGTGATGCGGCTACGCAGAAGGAACACCGAGAGGTTGCTGAACAGGTGAAACTGATCGTCTGTGAACAGTTCCCTGCCGTTAAAGAATTGTTTTATGCAAAGGAATTGACTAATGCGAGTTAATCAGATTGAAGACTTATTGGATGAGTTTGACTTTGATAGGGTCAAGAAAGTTATGGACTTCCTCGGATGGAAGTATCACGACAGTCCTGATAATAAAGTAAGTATCGGAGAGCTTCGGCGTATGGCTCGTCATTTGTTGGAGATTGTATACCATGCAGATACAAACTCTGAGAACTCTACAGCCTGTGGTGGTTTCTTTGCCGAGCGTAGAATGTACCCCGGAGATACACAGAAGTATCTTAATTTAAAGTTTGTAATTGTTGATGGAGATAACCCATGCTGCTAAATGAATATCAGGAACTAGCGTTCAAGACAGCGATGGAGACAGCTAAGAACCCCGCTTACATGATCTCTAACCTCACCTCTGAAGCCGGTGAAGTTGCAGGTAAGTATGCCAAATGGATTCGAGATGGTGTCTTGGACGAAGAAGGGATGCAAAAGGAAGCTGGTGATGTGCTCTGGCAGATCGCTGGCCTATCTACGGTAATGGGCTGGAGCTTGGCTGACATTGCCAGTAAGAACCTTCAGAAACTTGCAGCACGTAAACTTAACAATACCCTCACAGGGTCAGGAGATGAGCGATGATTGATAAAGACGATATTGGCCAAGCATACAGCTTTACCTATACAGATTGTGACGGCAAAGAGCATACCAAGACAATCAAGACTCCCGGAGCTTCGTGGCATGAGTGCTTGGACGACTATGTAAAGTTCTTGGAGTCAGTGTTTGGGTATGCTATCAAGAGTCAGGTACGCTTGGAAGAACCTACGTGGCTGGGTGTAATGTACGCGCACTACCCTGACTATCTTGATCCTTGGACGGGTGAGTACTTCACTAAGGATGAAGAAGTCGGTGAAGATCATTTGAGTAATTGGTAAATATGAAGATCCTAGTTATTCCTGACTGTCAAGTCAAAGAAGGGGTATCTCTGGATCATCTGGAGTGGGCGGGGAAGGCTATCTGTGATTATCGACCTGACGTGATTGTAAACATTGGTGATTTCGCAGATATGCCGTCCTTGTCCACCCATGATGTCAAAGGGTCTAAGTACTTTGAAGGTCTTCGGTACAAGAAAGATGTAGAGGTTGTTAAGGAGGCTATGCAAAAACTCCTGAAGCCCTTACGCGATCTCCAGAAGACTCAAAAGGAATCCAAGCACAAGGTTTATAAGCCTCGTATGGTATTGACTCTGGGCAATCACGAGAATCGTATTAATAGGGCTGTGAACAACAACCCTACCTTGGAAGGACTCATCAGTGTTAAAGACTTGGATTACGACAAGGATTGGGAAGTACATGAATTTCTACACCCTGTATTTCTCAACGATGTTGGCTTTAACCATTACTGGCCAGTTGGCGCTATGGGCCGTCCTGCTGGAACCGCTTCGGCGATTGTCAACAAGCTGCACATGAGCTGCATTGCGGGGCATCAGCAAGGAAAACAGATTGCCTACGGTAAACGTGCTGATGGTAAACCTATCTGTGCTATCATTGCAGGTAGTTATTACTTGCACGATGAAGACTACATGGATCAGCTTTCTAACCGTCACTGGCGAGGACTGCTGATGTTGAATGATGTTAAAGATGGCGGCTTTGATGAGATGCTGTTGTCGATTGACTACCTTGAAAGGAAGTACAGTGAACAAGTGTAATACGTGCTTCTACGCACTAAATGATAAGGACTTAGAAACTCCGTGTATTACCTGTACCGGATACTCTAACTTTGTAAAAGGAGATTTGTATATGACACCTAGTCACTCAGCGCAGCCTCTCAAGGAAGCTATTGATGATTGGTTTGAGAAGACTAATGGCGTTGCTTCTGAGGACTTCTGGGTATCGTATAAAGGCATTACCCACGACCCTGTGGAGAAGCCTAAACACTACATGTTGTTCGAGGAGCAGGGTATTGAGGTTCGGGATGTAATCCAAAAGCTAGTCAACAAGTTTGATGAAGAAGCTGTGCATATGTTTTATAGTCATATGTTCATTGCCGACTACGTACAACTGATGCAATACCTGATGCGCTTCATGGACAAGAATGGCCTAGAGGACTTGAAAAAAGCTCGATGGTATCTGGATAAGATGATTGATGACTATGAATCTGACGTTTGAAGAGCTGAAAGAGAAGCTTCAACGTATTGATGAAGTCACGCTGTTGGAGCTGCTTAATATCCACAGCGATGACATCATCGAGCGCTTTGAAGATTACATTGAAGATAAACAAGAACAACTGATGAGAGAAATTTACTGATGCGTAACCTGCTAACAAAGAAGACAACATACACCTTCGACTATCCAGAGGCTCTAGCCTTTGCAGATAAACAGAATGGTGTGTTCTGGACATTTGATGAGATTGATTTGGAAAAAGATGTACACTCAATTCTTACCGACTTTACTCCTGCTGAACGGCATGGTGTTACTACTTCACTTAAACTCTTCACCAAGTACGAACGTATTGTTGGCGATGAGTATTGGTCTGGTACTGTTAAACCTAACTTCCAGCATCCTGATATTGGCCTGATGGCTGATGCCTTTTGCTACTTTGAAAGTAATGTCCATGCTCGCTTTTATAACCGCATCAATGAACTACTTGGATTGGCTACTGAAGAGTTCCATCAATCTTGGCAGTATGATCCTGTACTGGCTAGCCGTGTCGGGTACTTGGATGCTATTGCTGGTAGTCGTGATATTCCCCTTTCCTTGGCTGTCTTCTCAATGATGGAAGGCTGTATCCTGTACTCTAGCTTTGCTTTCCTGAAGCACTTCCAGAGTAACGGTAAGAACAAACTGAGTAACCTCGTTGCCGGTATTAACTTCTCCGTGCGAGATGAGAATATCCACCACGAAGCAGGTGCTTGGTTGTTCCGTACGTACATGGAAGAGAACAAGCTGGACAAGGGATGGATGAAAGAGCGTATTGAGCTAGCTGCTAAGGCACTGGTTGACCATGAGCATCGTATTGTTGATCTGTTGTTCTCTCATGGGGACATTGAAGGCATCAACGCTACAGCCATGAAAGCCTTCGTCAATGCACGGGCTAACATCTGCTTGAGCAACTTGGGCTTTGACAGTATCTTTGACGAAACTGGTGATACAATCTCCGAATGGTTCTACTTGGGCATCAGCTCAAGCACCATCCACGACTTTTTCAGTAAAGTTGGAAATCAGTATCACAGAAAATGGAATGAAAGAAACTTTGTATGGTAACACAAGAACAAGTTAAGGAATTATTTGAATACAAGGAAAATTCTCTGTATTGGAAGATTTCTGTACCTAGAGCAAAGAAAGACAGACCGGCTGGCTGCCTCCTTAAAAGCGGCTACCGTCAGATTCGTACAAAATATGGGAAATATTTGGAGCATCGACTGATATATTTATATCATCATGGGGTATTGCCTACCTATATTGACCATATAGATGGAAATCCTTCAAATAATTCTATTGAGAATTTGAGAGAATGTACTCATATGCAAAATCACTTTAACCAAAAGAAACATAAAAATAATACTTCAGGGTTTAAAGGAGTAAGTTTTCATAATCTTACTCAAAAATGGAGAGCTAGTGTTTTTATAAATTATAAACAGTACCATCTTGGTCTTTTTGAGGATATACAAGAGGCATCCGCAGCTTGTGTATCTTTTAGAAACAAACATCACGGAGAATTTGCACGTCATGAGTAATGTAACATTGGACAATAAGTATGAGTTTCTGAGTGCAGAGCGTAAACGTCTGCAACAACAAAACCTATTGCCTACTTGGTATCAGACCGGGGGATGGGGACTGTTCAAGTCAAAATACATGGAAGGCTCAACGAGCTTTAAGAACCGTGTGGAACAGATTGCTGCTACGGCAGCTAAACATGCACCTAATGATGGAGTAGATTGGTATGCGAAGTTCGTTGAAGTTATTTGGAACGGCTGGCTTAGTCCTTCAACGCCTACACTGGCTAACTTGGGCACTACTAAAGGGATGCCTGTCGCTTGTAGTGGTCAGTACATTGGTGATTCTGTTGCTGACTTTTATGGTGAACTACTTGATACTGCTGTGCTCACTAAGAATGGCTTTGGTACTAGCGGGTATCTGGGTGACATTCGACCACGGGGCTCACAGATCGCCACTGGTGGCACGGCTTCGGGAGTCTTACCAGTCTTTCAAACCTTCGTAGATGCTATGAAGCGAGTGACTCAAGGGGTTGCTCGCCGAGGAGCTTGGGCAGGTTATCTTCCTCTTGACCATCCTGACTTTAACGAGTTGGCTGACTGGGTGAAGAATAACCCTGATGATGCTAACGTAGGATGGACAGTCAGTAAAGACTTTATGGAGTCACTGGATAGCGGTCATCCTGAAGCTATTGAGCGTTATCAGAAGGCGTTGAAGCTGAAGATGCTGACAGGTAAGGGTTACTTCTTGTTCACCGATAAGGTTGCTGAAGCCCGTCCTGATATGTACAAGGCTCATAACTTGGATGTTAAAGCCTCTAACCTGTGTACAGAGATCATGCTGCACAGCGGTGAGGAAGAGACATTCACCTGTATCTTGGCATCAATGAACTTGGAGAAGTATGATGAGTGGAAAGACACGGATGCTGTATTTACTGCGACAGTATTTCTTGATTGTGTTACTAGTGAGTTCTTGTCGATGGCTGCTGGCAAAAGAGGCTTTGAAAAAGCAGTGGCGAGTACTGAAAAGAGCCGTGCTCTAGGCTTAGGTGTTCTTGGCTGGCATTCATTGCTGCACAAGAAGATGATTCCTTTTGAGAGCTTCCAAGCTCGTAGACTTAACGCGGAGATCTTTAATGGCCTTAACCAGAAATCAGCAGAAGCAAGCCGGTATCTTGCAGAGCAGCTCGGAGAACCTGAGTACTGCAAAGGGTACGGATTGCGGAATACTCATCGACTGGCTGTCGCACCAACCATGTCAACCTCTCAGCTCATGGGTGGAGTATCGCAAGGCATCGAGCCTTTTATTGGCAACGTATTTGTCCAACAAGGCGCAGGTGGGGAAACAATCCGAGTAGTTCCTGAACTGCTGGAGATCATGAAGCGTGAAGGTGTGTACAGTCGTGAGACATTGCTTGAGATTGCAAGCCACGATGGTTCTATCCAACATGTTACATGGATGACCGATGTAGAGAAGGAAGTGTTTAAGACAGCGTTTGAGATTGACCCTTATGTCATCTTGAACCAAGCGTCTGATCGTCAACGGTACATCTGCCAAGGGCAGTCTA